ATCCCACATGCTTGGCGATGCCGGCGGTTCGTCAATAGGGTTTTGATAAGACGCTCCACCACCCGATGGAGTAGCCCATTGGGTGTTGTAGTCCGTGCTGTCTATCTTCTCCAACACCTGCCCCGCTGTGCCTCCCGCTGGTAGGCCGTTTGCTGCTGCCGGTGCATCCATCCACTTGACCACATAATCGGTCGCTCCGTCCTTGGCTAACAACTGGTTGGTAGTCCCGCCGGCTGGTACACCATTAGCAGCAGCCGGGGCCGAAACAAATTCTAGCCCACTAACATCTGATTTAACGGCAATAATTTTTCCACCTTCGCCGGTGTAAGCGGCCGGGGTATCGGACAGGCTCACAAAAGTGAGCATCCCGTCGATCTCGGACTCGGTGTAGTACCGTCCATCGTGGTCGGTAGAGGCCTTGTGCGCGGCCAGGTCAACCTGTGGGTTATTGACCGTCGGGGCGGGTGCGCCTGTGCCGCTGGATACCCCACTGACCACCACGCCCTCGGTCTGATTGAGTGCCCGTTGGCGCAGTATCCGGTCTGTCTGCTTTTTAACTGTTTCTGCAATGTTCGCCATGCTCTGCCTCCTATTCTACGGCTGAGTGCCAGTAGCACTTGATGGTGGTGCTAAATATCGGTGATCCCGCCGCGTCCATATTATGCGTGACGGCCCAGACCCGGTATATCTCGCTGATGGTCGATGATGACTCGATGACCTTGATCTTGTCGCCGATCTGGATATATGGATTGCCTACTACAACAAACGTGGCTTGCCGTGCCTTCTTGGTAATCTCAGCACTGGCCTGTTGGACAAGCGCATCGCATTGGGCCTGAGTGCTGGCAAGGTCTGTGGCTTGTATAATCAAGTCCTTTTGCGCGGGCAGTTCGTAGTAATCCGATGCTGACCATACCCCCATCGAGCAAAGACCGTTACCATCTGCGTCCTGCGATACCACGATTATTCCCCGGTATAACTCTGCATCTGATATGGTGTAATCAAGGGAAAATATGTCCTCGCCCTCTTGGAATGTATAGGTTGATGATCCGGTGTCAATCGCCGCGCGAAAATATAATGTGCCTTCCTCGTCACAAAACCACTCAAAAGACGCTATCTCAGCCAGCCTTTGGAAAGCGTCGGCGTACATCTCCTGCGAAAAGGTAATCTCCGCTATCGTCAGCCCGCTCACATCGGTTGCCACCACGTCGGTAAATCCTGCCTTGGTTGCAAGATCGGCAAAAATAGCCTCCGGCGTCATGTTGGTATAGGTCAGGGTGTGGGTGATATATCCCCCGGTAGTTATCTGCACCATCTGATCTAGTGCCAGCTTGCTCATATCCCTGGCCTGGATGGTTATCTCAGCAGGGTAGCTCCGCATGGTGACCTCATCGATGAGGCCGGTAAAGACTAGCTGTTGCTCGGCGCCATAGCCCAGATATATTGATATGTCATTATTAGGCCAGATAACATGGTTCCACGCCCCCGCTGGATCAGGCGAGTATTGCCCGTCCTTGTTGTCAATTACTACTGTGACCTGTGACGCAGACCCTTTTGAGCGGTCTACGGTGATGCTCTTCGGGCGCAGTTGTACCGACTCTATCTGCGTTCCGGCCCCGCTTACTTGGCCTGTGCTGCTGCCCTGCAAAACCAGCGCATTTTCAGTCAGCAGCAAAAAGTGCCAGTAGTCTGTCGCATAGGCAAACTCGTTGATGTCTGTCACCCGCGCGTAGTTTTCGGCCGTTGCCAGTGCCTGTGGGGTCAAAGTCGTACCGATAAACCGCAAAACCTCAAAAAAGGTTTGCGTACCAGACCATACTGCCCCCATATATATCGTATCGCCCACCCGCTCCCAGCTGGCTGTGTCAGGGCTTTCGTTGCCCACGACAGGGCGCCCCGTGATCGCTCCCCAATCGCCGGACCACCCTACAGACTGCACGGCTGATCCGGACCCGGTGAAATATAAACAGGTTGAGTTTGTGTTTGAGGCCGTGCGCATGACAAAAAAACCATCTGCACCGATTGGCAGCAAATTCCGCGAGTGATAATGCGTGATATAATTAACAAACCCACCGCTCCATTTGACCCCGGCGGTCCATGTTGCGCCGCCATCCGTGGAGTAGTGGGGCCATACCCCGTCAATCAAGCTAGCGGATTCGTAGGGCAGTATCGCCGCAAGATTACCATTGCCCAACCGCCGGATCACGGACGGGTACATCCCCCCGATAGACCCTAGGTCCGCCGACATATCCGCAACTTTGGCAAAATCTGCGCCTTTGCCGTCTGAATCGGCCCAATACTCGGCCACGTACTTGCCAGTGCTGGCGTTGAGATAGACCAGTACCACCCGCAGCTTACCATCCACAAGATTGATACTGCATTGCGGTTGGCTGCCAAGACCGGTCGCCAGTACGGTCGCCACTCCGAAGGATTCAGATCCGTCCAAGACTCCCGCGATATTGTTGGCAAATGCCACCCTCACGGATTTATCGGTATTGCTGGAGTAGACTACTACTGCCCGACCATCTGACGTTTCCGCGATATTACCCTTACCCTTATCGCTGGTGGAAAAGATTTGCCAGGCCGTCCAGACGGTAGGGTCTAGTAGGTTTTGACTACCTGGCTGGCCGCCAAATTCGATAACGGCCGTGGGCCGGTTATCCCCGACCATCATCTTGCTTTTTAGCAGGGTCTGTATCGCGGATGGAATGGTGATCATGGGCTACACCTCCATGAAGGTGACGGTAAACTCGAATCGCGTCGGGTAAATCTTCCGCACGGCCTGAGAGATGCTGGATATGATCATGTTTTCGCTGTAGCTGTCAGCCCCGGTGAAGGTGCGCTGAGTCCCGGCCATACAGTCTGCCAGCATCGCAGTATACGTTGAGTATGTTTTGACGTAAGTGGATAGGGTAACTATCTGCCGTTTCCTACCGCCCTGCTGGAGCACGGTAGAGACAGCATTTAGGTTGGCCGGGTCAGGGAGCAACGCGATTTCATTGATGGTCACTTCGGCCCAGGGCGGGTTATAGGTGTCCCTAAGTACATATAGATCGGTACTACCCCATTTAAAAGCCATGTTATCCCCTCCTATGCTATGCCATACTGGGCATGACTCGCACCCTGCCCGGGAGCCTCCGATCGCCCTGCTCTATTTCCTTCGCGACAATTTTCGTCACGCCTACCAGCTGTCCCATGTCGTTGACTCCCTCCACCCGTACGGTGCCACCGATGATAATGTTTTGGTTTGCCATGGCCATGCTCTGCTGATTGGTCAGCACCTGGGATCCCCGCGGCAGGTTGACCAGTTCCGGCCCGCGCTCACCAACCCAGGCCAGGCCGCCAGGGTGGAAGTTGGTGCCGGCTGCGTAGCGGTCCAATTGTCGGAAATCAGCAAAGCCGCTGGTGCCGGAGGACTTGGTCATTTTGCTGACCGTGTTTATCTCAATCCCCGGTAGCTTATTGATCTTTTCGATGAGCCAGTTCAGCTGATCCACCACTGCGTTTATCGCACCCTTAAGCCCGTTTTCTAGTGAATCCGCCAGTCCCCTTACCCAGTTGCGGAATTTTGGCGAAGTCTGCCACAGCTTTGCAAAAATCGCTATCAGAGCCACCACGGCGACCACAGCTATCCCAACTGGAGTAGCCAGACCGGCTATTATTGGGCCGATGCGCGTGACCGCAGTTATCAGCTTACCCCCAATACCAATCACTCCGGCCATCTTGTCCCCAAACAAGGCAAAGAACACCATGGCCTTACCGACAGCTATGAGCACCGGCCCGACAACCGCCGCTATCAGTCCGAATTTGATGATCATATCCTGCATCGGCTCTGGCAGGTTGTTGAACGTATCTACCAGCTTTGTGACTGCCCGGACAACCTTAGTCACTATCGGCTCCAGCTTGTTACCCAAGTCGGCCATCTCCATGCGCAGCCCGGCCTGTGATTGGTTGGCATCAATTACAACCCCGTTGATATTACGGTATTCAGCGGCTATCTTTTTGTATTTTCCGGTCAGCAGGTCGGTCAGATAAGCGGATCGCTCTTGCTCACTGTTAAACTTTTCGAGTTTGGCGTTGACCTCATCCTCGGATATGCCTACCCAGTTAAGTGCATCAGCCAAAGGTCCAGTAACCTTACCAACTTTGACCGTCTCATTGGCGGCCTCGGTCAGCCCTTCCAGCGGCAAGCTGTCGCCAAAGCTGGCATACACGCCGGTTGCGATGGTGGTCCAGTCCGCCAGTTCCTTCTGGTTTCTGGTCATCTGGGCCAGGTGGTTGACAGCCTCGATGGACGTATCGTCCTCGCCGATGATGCCGTAGAAGTCAGTAAACAGTTTACGCCCGGTCTCTACCCCGTGGCCGGTGGTCTTAAATGCGGCGTCCAGCTTGCCCAAGTCCTGCCGGAACTCCCTGGTTCCCTCGGTAGCCAGCGTGATACCGCCTATGATTGGGGCAGTCACTCCCATGGCCATCTTCTGCCCGACGTTGCCTAACCCTTCTCCGGCTTTTCTCAGGCTGGCGTTCATCTTCTTCGCCTTGCGCTCCAGCTTGTCCATCATCTTGGCGGTCCGGCTTGTATCGTTCCCCAACTCGGCCATCGCCTGGCTATTCTGCTCCAGCTCGCGCTCCATCTTAGCCAATGCTGCGGTGGCATTGTTGAGCTTGATCTTGTATCCGTCGGTCTTGGCTGAGGCTTCGCCGTACATCTGCCCCGATTCTTTGACCGCCCGGGAAAGAGCCTCGATTATTTTTTTCTGCTGGGCGACCTTTTTTTCAAATAATGTGCCTTTATTAGTGAGGGCTTGCATGGATTTTTCATTCCCGGCAAAAGCGGCGCTACTGGCCTTGAGCTCGGAGTCCAGCACCCGGAGGCCCCGTGCCGCATCATTCATGCCCTTCCGAAATTCCTTTTCCCCATCCAGTTTTAGTGTGGCTCCTATTTCTCTCAGTGCCATTAGTCCTCACCTCCAGGCCGTTGTTTATTGCGCTTTATCCAGTGCAGGTATTCATCGTATTCGAGTGTCCACTTCCAAAGGGTCAATATGCGCCTGGGTGTGGTCAGCCAGGATTCCTGCTCAGTCAGGCCACACCGCAAGCCCAAAAAGACAAGGCGCAGAGGTTTTAGTCCCCTGCGCCCGGTTCCTTTTTTAACGCGTCTATCTCCTCCAGCACCTCATCGATCTCGGTGTCCTCGTCGGGAGTTTCGTCCTCGTCGCCCATACCCGCGTTGATGATTTCGATAACCAGATCTGCTTGGTCCATCAATTCTTTCGGGGACATCAGTATCTTGATTTCGTCGGCGTTATAGGTCTTGGTCTCAACGCCCTCCTGCATCTTCTTGAGAGCCGCCCCCTGAGTAGTGAGCTGGGCTATGAGCCAGGCGATCTCCGCGATGGCTTTAGCCGGCTCCTTCATAGTCTCGCCCAGTTCGGTCAGTCCGCCATATCGGCGGGTGACTTCTTCGAGCGCGGCAGTGTTAAACACGGCGGGGTACTCCTGCCCCCTAATAGTAACTATTCGTACATCTTCGTACATAATGCCCTCCTAAGATACCTTCTCGACGATAATCTCTGTAGTCTGGACGGTCTTGCCAAGCTCCTGCGCGGTGATGGTCAGTTTCTTGGTGCCTACTGCCATTGGTATACTGGCAGATGCCTCTCCGCTAACGATGTCCTGGCTGTATACGCCGTCAATGTATAGCTTGATGGTGTGGTCGGCCGCTGTTGGGGTGACGGTCACGCCGGTCGCAGTAACCCCGCCAAAGGTGTAGTACCTGACAGCAGCGCCGAAGGCCGGCGACAGAGTACCGCCAGTGCCAGTCAACTCCAGTCCGGACAGACCGGTTGATACTTCTGTAGGTACTCCTGCCAGGCCATCCAGCCAGGCGATCGCGTCAGCCTCACTGGTAAATGTCGCCTGGTCCCGCCAGCTGGCCGCAGTATCCAGAGCGGTCATGATCTGTCCCTCGATGGTAGGGGTCTGCCATTCGATGGAGCCATCCGGTTTAGTGGCGGCGTTCTCGCCCGGCATACCCCATTTTGTCTTGTGGTACCAAAATGCCCGGTACGATCTTACCCCGGCTTTCTTGCGCACCCGGTAGTACCCGAAGCCACCCTCGGGGCTGTCATAAGTGGCGGCCTCTCTCAGGGTTGCCTCCCCGCCCAGGGTGGATTCCTGCACCCCCAGCCATGCCTTCAGTGCGGCGTCAGACAGGTCGTCTACGTTCATGGATATGGTCCCGGATACAAATCCGTTTTCGATCTCAGCGATGGTATCATCAGCAGCTAGTTTGGCGTCCGACAGTTCGATGCTGACATCAGCCCCGATAGCCATCCCCACCACCAGCCCCGTCCCATAGGTGGGCAGGCTACCTGAGACATCGGTTGCAATCGGCGCAAAGACCGGATGCTTTAATCCTATATAGGCCATGGGTTAACCTCCTTAGTCGTTTATAACTCCGTCGATGGAGCACTCCACTACTACATGAGTCAGCGCGGTGTCATCCTCGTACAACTCCATAGTGCTGTGGATAACAAAGCCGCCTGCACGGAGCAAGCGGCGTATATCTTTTTTCTTCTGCTGTGGGTTCCCTTTGGTGAAGTAATGGACCTGTATAACTGTGGTGTCATACAGGTCGGTGTCATCCGCTATCAGGGTCGGCCGCTCATCCATGTAATTGAAGGTGATGTACTCGTCTGCTGTGCCCACGTATACATTAGCTGTCACAGATAAATTCAAAGACGAGAGAGCCGATATTATTAAAGGGTTTACATTCACGATACTTTCACCCCTTCTTGTATCGAGCCCGTTCCTTTTGTGAGGCGTTTTTTCCCCTTGTGTGATTCTGAAAGTTTGGCTCGTGTTT